GATCATCCCGATCGTTTTCAGATCAGTCTTTACGGCCGTCTCTTCATTTATCTTGGACATAACTATTTATAGAAGCCTTTAAAAACCCAATCTATAAATTTTTGCCACTGTTTTTTAATCCAGTTCATGTTTTTCTCCTTTGTTTGGTTTATTTCGTGATTACAAAATAAACAATCACATGCATCACAAATGCTTTCACTAACATGGAAACCTTGTCCAATACAATGACATTCATGACTACAATCAGTACATAGTTTTTTATTTAAACTCATATTTATTCAAGTTATTTATTGATTAGCGCACTATTTATATATGCGAAGAGAGGTATTTTAGACCTTAATTTTATTCAGTCAAGAATTTATTTTATGTCGCCCCAATTAGGACCTGATTCATAGTCCACTTTATTAGGTATTTCTAAGTCTACGGCATTTTCCATAATATCTTTTATTTTTTTAGCATGTTCTTCTGATTCTATAGAAAAGTCTAATTCATCATGTATTTGAATATGAGAAACTATTCCTTCTTTATATAGTTCTAGCATAGCTCTTTTAGTCATATCAGCAGCTGATCCTTGAATTAATTTATTTAGAGCTTTGTAAGTCATAGCTCTTCTTGTAGGATTTTGATACCAATAGTTTTTCTTTCCTGTATCTTTTCCATCTTCATCTATAAGTGTAGGACCCATTTGTTGTAGCTCTAGCATTCTATCATAATCTTCTGCTGGTACATATTTACCCCAATCAGAACCTCTTAAGATTGGTTCCCATCTAGGAAACCTACAACGTCTGCCAAGTAAAGTTTTTATTTGTCCTTTGTTTTGTGCGGCGCTCATAACACTATTCATTAATTGTTTTACGAAAGGAACTCTTGAATGATATTTTTCAAATATTTCATCTGCCTTATCTTTTGAAACGCCTAACTCTGCTTGTAGTTTTGCTTTACCCATTCCATAAAATAAACCTAAGTTAATTACTTTAGCTTGGCTTCTAGGTATCTCAGCCATGTCGGCTACAATCTTATGAAAGTCTGTACTTGGATCATTTTCATATGAATCTGCAATTACATTTACTGATGGTAATTTAAATTTTAATGCGTAGTGTGCAACTAACCTTGGTTCCTGTTGCGAGTAATCAAAACAACCCCACTTGCACCCTTGTTCTGGTATGAACAATGATCTAATCATAGGTCCTAATTCTGGATCTCTTGCAGGTATTTGCTGTAAATTTGGATTAGAATAACTAAATCTTCCCGTTACTGTACCACCATCATCAGATCTAATTTGATTAATATCCGCATGAATCCTACCTTTATGCTCATGTTTTAAGATGGTATCTATAAAGGTTGTACTAATCTTGTTTACTTTTCTAGCTTCTGCTATCATTTGTACAACAGGATTTTTATGGTTATTCAAAAAGTTTTTAGTGAAAGAAGGTTCTTTTGATTTCTCAGTTTTATCATAAGATAAATTTAATTTATCAAAAACTTGCGCAATACTTCTTGCAGCCCATAACTGAGGCTCTATTCCTGTTTCTATTTTTATTGATTGCAATAAGTTTTTTTCTTTTACTGCCAGTGCTGTTTTTAATTGATTGGCTTTCTCGGTGTCTACTCGAACGCCAAGAAATCTCATATCTACTAAACAAGGAAAAAGATCAGTCTCAAGATTAAAGATATCTTCTAAATTATCCTCTACTAAAATTTTACTTACCTTATTCCAAAGTTCTAAAGTTAGTTCAGCATCTTTTTCAGCATATGCTCCAACTTCCATTGCTGGTAGTTTCCACATATCTGCTTTAGGATCTAATCCTCTTTCTTTTGCAGCTTGTACTAATAAAGTTTCATTCTTACCTTTGTTTAAAAAATTCCAGGACAAGGTATTTAATGTGTATGAATATCTATTCTCATCAATAAGAGAACATGCAATCATGGTATCTACAATCAAACCATTTATTTTATATCCCAGAGCCCTGATCCAACATACGTCGTACATGGCGTTATGAAATATTTTTGTAGCGGGTGATTCTAAAATATCTTTAAACCATGAAAGAGTTTTAACTCTATCCATATTAGGTCCTTCACCATGAGCTATTGGAAAATATCCAGACCAACCCTCTACAGCAACAGCAATACCAACGATTTCACCATTACCAATAATGGCCCCTGAACCCAGACTCTTTAAGTTTGGATCCCTGGTCTCTAAGTCAATCGCTATTTCATCAGCTTGTCTTAAATCAGGATAATTGTTTGGTTGTACCCATTCCGTAGGCGCTAGATATTTAGGAACTTTCACTTAAAAAGCCCACCAAATTAAAATAGCGGGTATAACAAAATGTTCAAACACTTCATACACTGCTAAAAATAATAACAAGAATGTAAACCACAAACTTGTTTTAGATTTTTTTGCAACGTAAGTGAATAATCTAAAATGCCAACTAGTTATCTTATCTGTTACTTTTAATATTTTACTTCTTATTTTTGGTTCTTTCATTTTTATACTCCTAAGATATAATATGCTAAACAAATTGCCATAATTAAAGTTATGTCGATCAAACAAAGTTTATACATTATTTCTTTTTATTCTTCTTGTTATAACATTTTTTACACATATAGCTATAGTTGAATACAATATTTTTCTTTTTACAAACAACACATTTAATGTTTATCATCTTTAAGCTTTAAGATTTCTAATTCACAATAATGAATTATCTTTTGTAGATCTTCTATTTTATTTTTTGACAAGTACCTACAAACGTACTTCACAACGTTTCCTTGAAAGAAGCTAAGATTGTTTTTAGAAATAAATTCATATGGTTGAATGCGAAACTCTTTATAGTGATTCCCGCCCACCTGCCTTTCTTGTGGAAATGCTTGTTCAAACATTTTTTTATTTGTCATAATTGATATCCTTTCCTTTTTATTTTTGCTTTTAATTTATAAAGATTATTTTTTGCTCTCGTAGTAGCTACATACCAAACTCGATGTTCTTCATCTTGTTTGTCAATACTTTTCTTTATAGACTTCTTTATTTTATCCCCTTGCTCTAACAATAAAATTACGTTATCCTCTTCGCCGCCTTTTATGGCATGTATTGTTGATATCCATATTCTTGCATTGGTATTTAAATTTTCCCCTTTTTCTAACATTTCTTTTATGTAATTTTTTTCATGTGCATCAGCATTTATAAATGCTTCATCCCAAGTATTTTCTTTATTTAAATTATTACCAGCGTATTCAATAATATCTTTCATGTATTTTTCTTCTATAGTTGCACCATTTCTCCATGCTTCGTATTGCAACATGGTGTTATATAACTTAACCTTAAAACTTTTACCTTTGTTTGTTTGATAATATAAATTTTTCTTTTTTACTTCATTCATCATCTTTAATAATTTGTTTTTAGTTCTAGTTAGAATGAGCCATTTACCCTTATTTAAGTCTACTTGACCTAGATTAGATATGTGTTGACAGTTACCCCCTATGTCTTTTGGTAAATAATCTTTTACTTTTCTTTGACCTAGTATTCTATTTACAATTACATTTGATTGTTCTTGCACTGCTTTAGATATTCTTTTTGAATATTTTAAAATTCTTTCTTTTGCAGGTTCATTAATAAATCTATTTACATCTGCCCCTGCCCAAGCAAATATGGCCTGGTCATCATCTCCTGCTAAATAAATATCTTGTACCTTTTCTTTTAACAGATCATATAATTTCCATTGTAGTGGTGAAAGATCTTGTGCTTCATCTATGAATACAACTTTTAATGGTGGTATGTGTTGCATTTGCATTAAACTAATAATGTCATTGAAGTCATACAATTTATTATTTTTTTTATAACTTAAAAAATTTTCATAAATATGATTTAATTCCGCCCATTTAATCTCTTTTTTATTATGTTCATTTCTATCAAACTCTTCTCTGATAGATGTGTTTCTATTAATGGCTCTTCCAATCATTTGAAAATAAGGATTGTCACAAGTTAAATAGTGTGTCTCTTCTTTATTAATTTTATCCACGTACTTAACTTTAATATTAAGAATTTTTCCAAGGTCTTCATAATGATAAGGTTGCATGATACTGTCATCACTTAGATTTAATCTACGATATGAAAATGCGTGTAACGTTTGAAAGTAAGGTATCTTCTTTTCATCCATTAACATTCTTTTTCTAGCTTCTTCTGCAGCTTTTCTAGTAAAGGCGAAATAACCTATTTGATCTAGAGGTACTCCTTTTCTAATGTATGCCTTTGCTCTATTAATTAATCTATAAGTTTTGCCTGTACCTGGTGGTCCATAGAATTTATAAATCATACAATTTCTTCTTTCTTATCCATTGCTATAATTTCTACAGGAGAACTTTCTTGTTCAAAGACACTTAATTGTAATTGCATACATCTAATTGATGGAAAAGATTTACCTTTACTGTCTTTGCCTGGGAATCTTTTTTGCACTTTAAACACAACTCCAAAAAATTTCTCTAACATATGGGAAGTTCTTTGTGCTTCATTTCTCCATTCTCTACTTTTTAATTCATCAAAGTATGGTTGAAATTTACAATAAGCATAATCACCTTCTATGTAAACCGCACCACTATTAAATGAAGTATAGCTTGTTGCTTTAGGTCCATTTAAATATTCTTTAGTTAATTCAAATAATACTTCTCTAGGTGTTGTTTCAAAAGCTGGATGTTGCACATCTAGATTAGCCCACAGACCATTTAATATTGCTTGAAAATCTTTTGATTTAATTGGTGGTGGAACTACTTCTGTTTGTGAAGCAATCAATGCTTTTAATTCTTTTTGTTCTATGATTTGTTTTACATGTTTAGCATGTATTAATGCTACTTCACCATTTGGTCTAGCTACATTTATATAAAATTCTGGATCTGGTTTGTAATCTATCTTTGTCAATCCAGATAACATTGGCCAGTCATTGTTAACTTGAGATATTATTCCATACTTTCTTTTTAAACAAACTGGTTTAGAACATTTTCTTGCAATTGGATTTTCATGACAAGTATGCCCTGCCGTATCTTTCTTCCAATCTTTTATTTTCTTTTTAACTTTTTCATCTCCCCAAGTATTATCATAAACTATATATGCTCTAGCTGCTTCTAATACTTTATCTTCCCAACTATCTTTAAATTTCTTTTTAGCAAAAACCATGTAGTTATATAAAAATCTATCTCTCTCATCATTTAATTTATTAGTTGGTGTAAGCTCTTTAGTTATTGCTTGTAAACATGGTGGGCCATCTGAAAATTCTTCTGGTCCTCCTGTAAGTTGTTTTCTAATTAAATCTTCCGCTGACTTTCTTAATGATTCTTTTGTTTGTAAATTTTCTTTTACAACATCTAGGAATTGTTCAAAGGTTAGCTCTCTACCATCAGGTAATAATGCCACACGTTCTTTTTTATTAAAATAAGGTAAGTTAATAAAATTACCATTAATATATTTACCATCAGTGTTCATTCCTAATTTAGTTTGTTTAGGATAAATTTCTGTGTTTGCAGGTAAACCAAATGTAAATAATAATGTTTCTAAAAATTTTCTTATCTCACTTGCTTCAATAGGTTCTGTTGTAAATACATAAGTGTGTAGACCACCACTTTTTGATTTGATAGGTATAACTGGTAAATTATTTTCTGCTATTATTTTTAAGTAATTTTCTATTTTAAAATTAGTATAATTTTTTGGATCAATATCTAT